TTGGTCCGGGCCGAGACTTCGAGGCGCTGGATGGTCGGCAGCGAGAACGGATCGAGCCGCGCGACCAACACCGGATCGTCATTGCTATGGGCGAGGACAAAATCGTTGTCGGTGAGGTCGTAGATCGGCGCGATGGCCGGATTGAACGTATAGCCGTTCCCGGTCGCCGGAGAATCGCCATAGGGAATGAATCGGAGCCGCCCGCCGCTCCAGACGGCGGCGCAGTTGAGGACTTGCAGCCAGCGCGCCAGGACGCTGGACGCTTGCTCCTGATCGATCAGCGCCGGGCTGAAGCATAACCCCATCGCCCGGCAATAGGTCTGGAGCGAGGAATCGCCCGAGGCGCCGAACAAGGTCGAGGCGTCGATGCTGGCGCCGTCGAAGCCAAGCCCATATTGCGGATTGATCAGGAAGTCGCTGATGACTTGCGCCGGGTCGGCGTCGATTCCGTTGATCCCGGTGCCGGCGAGAATGCCGATCACCTCGAAATTGTGATTGCCGATATTGGCCGAGGAGCCGAGCCCATAGCTCGCCGCGCAGATAGTGGCCGTGCCCTGATAGGCGAGCGCCTGATTGGGATAGGCGGGGGCAAGATAGCCCCAGGTCGTTTGCGGCGTCGCGCCGTTGAACAGCGTCAGGCCGAGCTCGGCGAGCGTGTAGGTCGATTGATCCCGCCAGATGATCCCCATGCCGCCGATCGGCCCCTCGGCGAGGCCCATAATGATGTCGGCCGTGTAATTGTAGCTCGTCGTGACTTTCGAGCCGCCGCCGCCCTTGCCGGTCGATTTGGTCTCGACCGGATTGGCCTTGAAGTTCTGGTACCAAAGGACGTTGGCGGCGAGCTTGTTCTGGCCCCAGACGATCGGCACCGGCAGCGTGTTGACCGAGGTCTGAAGCTGCAAGCCGGTATAATCCGGCGTGACGGCGCGCTTGGATTTGGCGGTGCGCAGGAAGCTCACGAGTCCGTGCTCCACAAGCTGAAATAGCGTGCGTCGGCGAGCCGCGCCGCGAGCTCGGCGTTGCGCCCAACCTCCTCCTCCAGCACGATCTTGGCCGGATGGAAGGCGTGGACGATGGTCAAGCCGCTGTAGCCGCGGTCGCCGACCGCGCCTCCCGTGACGATCCCGCCATGGCTGTAGCAACGTCCATAGCGGAAGAGGACGATGTCGCCCGGCTCGGGGCGCGCCACGGCATGCGCCCGCGCCAGCAAGTGGCCGAGATAGCGCTCCTCGCCGCGATGCAGATGCCAATCCGGCGCGTAAGGGCGCGGATCGAACGGTTCGACCAGCCCGAGATCGACAAAGACGCGGACCAGCAGCATGCCGCAATCCACGCCGACGCCTTTGACATCCGCGCAGTTGTGATAAGGCGTGCCGATCCATTCGCGCGCGGCGGCGACGACCGCGGCGCGGACGGGGGATGGGGGCATGCGGAGCGAGCCTTCTGAGCGTTGGCGTTGGGTGAATTACAGCCTTTGAACCGGCGCTAGGGCTCTCTGCATGGCCCCGGCCAGGGCCATATGCTTCGGGTTCTCTATCGTGAACGGCTCTTCACAAAGCGTGTAAAGAGTCCCGCCATCGGCGAGGACTTCGACTCCGACGCCCTTAGGCGCAGTGACTAACCGGGCTTGTGAAGGCGGAAGATAGGTTATCCATCCTTCCCAAGGGGAAAAAAGCCTTTTCTGGCCGGACGGACCGATTTGACTGCGCTTGCAATCGAAGTACCGGAAGCAGTCTACCGACGCCTCTTGTACATTCCACTCCTCGATCGCCACGCGCATCACCAGCCGCAAATTGCTCGCGGTCCACGGTTGTCTCGTGTCGGCTCGCCTCTCACTGGGTACTATGACCAGATGGTTGCGGTGAGGATTTTCGCTCCCAAACGCTCCAACCTGCATATCGATAAGCGCCGCATCAGGTCTGCGCGCTTGATTTGTCATCCGGACGCGAAACCCAAGTTCCATGATAACCTTGTCAGGAGGATAATCATAAAAATATCTATTCACGTTAAAAAGCCGGCCTAACTGCTTTTGATCCGCCGATAAGCCGCATTTATCCCAATTGCGAAATGCGCCATCAATCGAGGCAAGGCGCCCCATTGTTTTCATTAGGCGCACAGCACATGACTCAGCATCTTCTTGCCGGCTGCCCCACCAGCATTGAAGCGCGTACGTTTCTTCGCTCATGGCGGCGTTCCGATTGGATCATAAATTACTTCAATGCGAAAATAATTATGTTCAGACACATAGCGTTTGATCAGCTTTGTGACGCCTTTACTTTGGACGTGCCACTCGACTTTCCGATCTCCAGCCTCCGCTGCAATTTCGCTGCGGTCGATCTGACGTTCCAAGCTATCTCCGCCTGTGAACCAGTCAAACCAATTGCCGTCTTCGGCTATAAAATTTCCGCGTCCGGCAGTCGCCTGCAATAGAAGGCCCTTCTTTTCTTCGACGCATCCATCGAACTTAACCCCGTTAAACTTCACCGCAAGCCCTGGCGGAAGACGGGTCACTTTCGATTGATACTCGATCGAATTCTTCGACCAACCCTTATTCGATTCGGGGGTAGGATCGGGGCAGAGTTTTGGCTCTTCCTTTGTGCGGCTTATCGCAGAGGGCTTTGTTCGCGCGATCGCAGCGGCGGCGCCAGCCGCCGTATCTCGTTCCTGCTTATTCTCATCCTCCTCCGCTTGCGAAGCGGCCTCGACATCCATGATGAGGACGCCATTTGCAACCCGAGCGAAGGGCTTGCCGGCGCGATCGTGGAAGACGCCCTGAAGATCCATATGGCCTTCGGCCACTGTGACCCACTGGCCGTTGATCAGCCTATGAAGAAGGAGAACACCTTCGTCCTGAAGCCACTCATATTTGAGATCGGTTCGGCCTGGAACCTGACCCTCGGCGATCGGCAATTTCGAGGGCGCGGGCACGAGCAACATGCCGAACAAAAGGACAGGCTCCGCCGCTCCCAAAGCGATCTGCGCCAGGCGCGCAAGAATCCGCAGCGCGATGTTCCTGGCAAAGAAAGAGCCCGCTTCGGCCAAGCCTGCCCTTGCCGGGACGGCTAATGTTGCCGCAGCGGCAACACTCGGTCGGCCAGCCGGTTCCGGTGAACGAACAGAGGCGTCGGGTACGCTCGTCTGGCCCTGCGGAGACATGGTCTCCTGCTGCGCCCCGTCTTCGGAGGTCCACTGACCGCTTAGCCGCCCATTGCCGGCCGGCACGCGTGGTTGATTGGGGCTGTATTTGCGAATTGTTTCGTCAGACGGCGCAGGGAGATCAAGCGCCTTAAAAATTGTTTCCGGCGTCACGCCAGCGTGGAGCAATCGATCGGCCGCAAACAAGCGGCGGGTAGCAGGGTCTAGCGGGCCAAGGCGCGGCAGGCCCATAAGAGCCAGATGAACCAGGGCGCCGAGGTCGTCGCCTTTGGAGCGCTTATACAGCGCGCAGCGGAGATGCGCGGAAGCTCGCCCGCCAATCGGCCGGCGAAATGCGGCGGCGAGAAGGGCGGCCGGCCGAAAGGCGCACGCTCGCTTTTCGGCTGGTTTAGGAAAATCTCTCAGAGCCAGCGCGATCTCAATCCCCGTTCCCCAGACCAGCGCGTCGCCGACAAAGGTCGGCGTCGGGTAGAACGGCGCGCTTTTGGCGCGCGCGGCCCACGCCTTCTCGATCTCTTCGACGAGCATGACGGCCTCGAATGCGGGGAAAAGGAGAGAGGAGGCGGCTTAAGCGCCGCCTCAATAGGCCACCTGGGGCGGCGGCACGTAAGGGAAGCCGCGGAAGTTGGCGAGATTGTTGAACCGCGTCTGGCAGGTCGCGCTGGTATGGTCGCAGCCGGCATAGACGGTGAAGGCGTCGCCTATAGCGGGCGCGGTCGGCAGCGGATAGATCAGGGCCAGCGACGTCCCGGCGACGACGCTCTTCACCGTCGCGCGCAGGTTGGCATTGGCCCCGGACGTGAACACGATCGAGCCTTGCGCATGCATCGCCGCCGCGCCAGCGAAATTGATCAGGCTCGCCGTCGAGCCGGCCCCGACCGTCCCGTTCGCGGCGTAGGTCCCGCGCGCCACGCCGCAGCCCGAATCGTAGAGCGTGTGCAGGCAGGTCGGCTGATAGAGATTGCGCGGCATGTCCATGTCGAGCAAAACAAGGTCGGAGGCGACGGTGACTTTGGCGCTGGTTCGCCCGACCTGGTCGACGGTCGAGAGCCGGCCCTTGAACAGGGTCACGCCGCCGACCGGCGCCGCGCCGAGCGCGGGCATGAAGACCCGGTCGCGCTGCACCCGGCAGCCGTCGAACGCGCCGTCGCGCAAAGCGGCGAGGAACATGGCGCCGCCGACGAGATCGGTCGGCCGCGCCGCGATCGTGATCTGCTGCTTGTCGACCTCCAGCCCGACCGAGCTGCGATATTTCAAGCCTTGCACCAGCGGCCCGTTGGCGGCGAACACGGCGCCGTTATAGGCGACGGGCTGATCGGTGTTCGCATAGGTCAGCGTCAGCTCGGTCGCCAGCGTGAACGTGTAGCAATCCGCGAAAGCGACGGCTGAGTCAGGCGCGGCGCGGGCGGCATTGAGGAAGGCGATGAGCGCTGGCGAAGCGGTCTTCATGACGTGCGCACCGAGCGGAATTTGAGGCTCTGCACGGCCCAGAGATTCTGCATGAATTGCTCGAAGTCCTGGC